CAATGGCCAATCAACACCACGCGGATTGCGCGGAGATATGATGGGCTTGGATCTCTGGGTTGATCAGAATATGGTCAGCACAACAATTGATGATTGCGCATTCATTGTTAATCCAATGAGCATTGCAATTTATGAATCACCAAAATTGACACTTTCTGTCAATGTTGTTGCCACTGGTGAAATTTCAACAATGCTTTATGGTTATTTTGCAACAAAGACACTTGTTTCCGGTGGTCTGCAACGCTATAACCTAACCTGATAAAACCCTAAGCCGCTTGCAGGGCTAGGAGGCCCTGGCTCTGCAAGCCTTATCAAAGAGAGGATGATGATGGCCGCGACTTACACAACAATGCAAGAATTGCGTGATTCACTTGGCATTGGCACTTTATACACCGATGCGACAGTGGAAGAATGTTGCCAAACTGCGCAAGATCTCATCAATTCATTTCTCTGGTTTAACACTGCGCCAATTGTGGCAACGGGGCGTTCTGCAAATGTTGCAACATGCATCATTGCTAATCCTGCACAATTTGTTGTTGGTCAGTTGATTACCATTACAGGGTCGGGCTCCGGATATAACGGTGTCAAAACTATTACAAGCACAAGCCCTTATCCATCATCTATAAGTGCGCCATATTTGCCAAGCCGTTGGGTTTATCCCCTTGGATACCAATACATTCAATTTGCAAATGTAGCTGCCGATGATCCAATTCATTTGGTTCAACCTTATGGTTTAATGGCAGGCCCTGATGATAAAACTGCCAGTTATGCAAACACTGCGGCAATTCGTTCCGCAGCAATGATTTTGGCAACGAACATTTGGCAATCCCGCCAAGCTACGCAAAACGGTGGAATGGGTGTTGATGGATACGCTGCGAGCCCATTCAGAATGTCCAACACATTAATGGCCTCGATTCGTGGCCTCTTAGCTCCGTATTTATCACCCGCAGGAATGGTCGGATGAAAGATGCCACCAGTAGCACTGACAACACTTCGCACAACGATAGCAACGGCTTTAGCCAATGCCGGTGTGTGGTCAACCTTCAGCTTCCCGCCCCCAGTAATTCTTGCCAACTCAGTGATAGTTGCGCCCAGTGACCCTTATTTAGTTCCATCAAATAATTCACAAGCATCAATTGCTTGCATGGCAAACTTCAAAATTATCATGACCGTTCCATACCTAGACAACCAAGGAAATTTGAACGGCATTGAAAACACGATTGTGGCCGTGTTTAACAAATTAGCCTCATCATCATTAGTGTTCAACATAACCGGTGCATCAGCTCCTTCAGTGTTGGATGCACCGAGTGGGCCCATGCTTACTTCGGACTTTTCAATAACGGTCTTAACAACTTGGTCATAGGAGATAAAATGAGCGAAACAAACGCAGAGAATTTGGCTTGGCTTGTCAAAGTCGGTCAGATCAAGGACACAAAGGCTGCGAAGCCAACGACAACAGAAACAGAGGAATAACACATGGCAATCTATTTAAACAACAATGTTGGCGTGAAACTTGCAACCGCAGCCGCGCCAACAGTTCCATCAATTGACATCTCATCTTATGTGAGTGCAGTGACTTTGACTCAAATCGTGGATGAACTTGAGGTTACAACGATGGGCGATTCAGCTCATAAGGTGGTGGCCGGATTGCAATCTGCCACGCTTCAAATTGATTTCTTCAATGACTGGGCAGCATCAGCAGTCATGACAACATTGAATGCGGCTTTTGGCACAACATTGGCCGTTTCAATGATTACAGTCAAGGGAACCGCAGTCAGCGCAACAAATCCATCATATCAGTTTTCAATTTTTGTCAACAACCTAACCCCAGTGGGCACAGGCGGGGTTGGCGATGAAGCTGCATCTAGCATCTCATTCACAGTAAACACAACAGTCACCGTTTCAACAACAGTGGCATTCTAAGGAGCAAAAATGGCACGCTTGAAAATCACCAGGGCCTCAGGGGATGTGATTGTTCCAATCACCCCTTTGGTTGAATATGCGTTTGAAAAGTACACGGGCAAAGGAATTCACAAGCAATTTCGTGACGAGGAAAAACAGAGTGACATTTACTGGTTATGTCATAACGCGCTTTCTCGCATTGAGGTGCTGCCACCTTTTGGCGAAGAATTCTTAGCAACTTTAATTTCAGTTGAAGTTATGGATGACGAGCCTCTAAAAAAATAGAGCGGGGAAGTTTCACCTACCTAGTGGCCTCACTAGCGGTGGAGCTTAAAATAAGCCCCAATGAAGTTTTAGATCTTGATGAAAGAATGTTTAAAGCCGTGCTTCAGGTACTAAACGACAGAGCGAAGGAGAGGGCCCGTGCCGCTAAACATAACAGGCGTTGAACCCACTTTAAAGGCTATGCGTAAGTTTGACCGAGACTTAACCAAGCAAATGAACATTGAAATCAAAGCTGCAATGATAACAATTCGTGATAAAGCCCGTGGAGATGTGCCGCAAGGATTCCCAACATATCTTTCAGGCTGGGAAAAGCGCGGCAAGGTACAGAGCCAAGCCGTGTTCAACACCAGTGGCCGTGTGCGCAAATTTCCCCTTTTTGACACTGCTGAAGTCAAGGCCGGGATTGTTTACCGTCAAGGCAAAAGCATCCAAAATCGTCAGGGCTATCGGGCTCAATATTATGTGCGCAACAATTCAGCAGCCGGCGCAATTTATGAAACTGCGGGCCGTGTTCAATCCGGTCAACAGGGCAGATCCAACAACCCAAGGGCTGGTGAATTATTCATTGGAGCTATGGGGAGTCTTTACGGTAAAGACAAAGAGCGCGGCCGTTTGATATTCAAGGCTTGGGAACAAGACCAAGGAAAAGCAACTTTAGCCGTGACAAATGCCATTGATAAAGCCGTCAAGATATTTAACGCCACCGGCGGTGCAGGTACGCAATCCGGCTATAAGTTGGCCTCATAATGCCAAATTTATTAGTTAGTGCAACCACACGGTATGACCCAAAGGGTTTGAATCAAGCTAAAAAGCACATAAGCGCATTTGATAAAACAATCAAAACCCTTGGCAAAACATTTGCAGGGGTATTTGCTGCTCAAAAGATTTTGCAATTTGGTAAAGCATCAGTCATGGCTTTTGCAGCAGATGAAAAGGCCGCGCGTTCCCTTTCAAATACACTTAAAAATGTTGGGGCTCAATACGCTGCCACAGGCGTTGAAGATTTTATTGGCAAACTTCAAAAAACAACGGGCGTGCTTGATGATAATTTGAGGCCGGCTTTACAAATTTTGCTCACTGCAACCGGGGATGTGACTAAATCTCAGGATGCTTTAAATCTTGCTTTAGATATAAGCGCAAACACTGGCAAAGATTTGAGCTCAGTGAGTACGGCTTTGGCCAAAGGTTTCCAAGGTAATACGACCGCACTTAGCAAAATGGGTGGGGCAGTCTCTAAGGCTACTTTGGCTACGGGCGACATGAACAAAATTACGGCTGAATTAACTGCCAAATATAAGGGTTCAGCATTAACCGCAATTGGTGGATATTCCGGTCAAATGGCAAAACTTGGCGTTGCTTCAGCAAATGTTAAAGAAATTATTGGCAAAGGTTTGCTTGATGCCCTTGCACAAATGGGCAATTCAAACAGTGTTCAAGACACTGCTGACGCTATGGAAACATTGGCACAAAATACCGCCGATGTTATTCGTGGCATTGGCATCCTTGCCGGAAAATTGAAATCAATTCCATTGTTCAACGCAATTGTCAGAACGCTTGGCGATTCATTTTCCGCCGGGCCTTTAGGCTCATTGATGAGATTAGGCCAGTCAAATGTAAAAACTGGATACGGCCAACAGAGCCCTGGCGAGCGAGCCGCGGCAGTGGCATACCAAAAGAAACTGGCAGCACAAAAGCGTGAAGAATACTTGGCCCTTGTTGCAAAAAACAAGGCCACCAAAGAAGAAGCTCAAATGAAGAAGGATCAAGAAGCTTTGGATAAACTCAAAGCCAAATTTGACCTTGAACGCATTGGGCTCAATGCTGCATTAAATCAAGCTACTGATGAGGAAACAAAAGCACGCATCAAGGCTCAGATTGCCATTCTTGATGAAACCGGTAAAACGGCACAAGCTGCAAATGATGCCTTGGTTAAGGCCCAAGCGGAAAAACTAGCCCAAGAAGTAAGAGCTGGAGAAGCATTAGCATATTTGGCCACATCCGCAGGATATGCATCAACTGGCATTATTAAATGGTTATCAGCTTTGGAATACACAAAAGAACGATTTGGCAATGCCGGAGCAACTATGCCATTTGCCGGAGGCCCTGCCGCAATCAAGCCCGACAATAGTGGAGCAATTGGATCTAAAGGCGGCGGGACGACTACTGATGCGCAAAAATGGGCACAAGAAATTTTTGATGCTGGAACTAACATGCCCGACACTCCAATTGTAATTCCAATTTATGGCGCGGGTTCAGGTGGAGGTGCTGGACAAGGTGAAGGTCAAGTGCCCGCGGCTGCGTTCAATGTCGTGGTTAACACTGGTCCGTCCATGGCTGATGAAAACACTATTGTTGATGCCGTTCAAATGGCACTCAATGAAATTGCACGCCGTGGCAATCTGACAACATACGCAGGAGCATTGCCGGCATGACGATTCCAACAATTAACGCATTCATCAACTTCAGCACGGGCCCAAGTTTTGCTCAGGCAATGATTTTAGATCAAGGCATTTTGGGAACAAACACTTTGGCCGATGCAGCTTCAGTCATTGTTGATGTTTCAAATGTTGTGGATTCAATCAACACTAAGCGTGGTCGTAATGCTCAGGCTGACCAATTTCAGACTGGCACACTTTCCTTGCGCATTGTTGATCAAAACGGTGATTTTAACTCGATGAATTCCGCCGGGCCTTATTACAACCTTTTGACCCCAATGAGAAAGGTGCAAATCACTGCAACTTATGGGGCTATAACTTATCCAATCTTTAGTGGTTTCATCACCTCATATTCAACATCAACGCCTCAATCAAGTGTGGGTGATGTCGTTTACACGACCATAAACGCCGTGGATGCCTTCAGATTAGCGCAAAACGCTCAGATTTCCACAGTCGCAGGCACTAGCGCAGGCCAATTGACTGGTGCGCGTATCAATAACTTGCTTGATGCCATATCCTGGCCGACTTCAATGAGGGACATAGATCCGGGTTTGACCACAGTTCAAGCTGATCCAGGTACGGCACGCACTGCACTTCAGGCATGTCAGACAATTGAAACCACAGAATATGGTGCATTTTATGTGGATGCATCCGGTTCATTTGTTTTTCAAGACCGCAACTTGACGGCCTCAAGCGTTGCAGCAACGCCCGTTGTGTTCAATGACAATGGAACCGAAATTGATTATTTCAATGCGGTATGGGTAACAAATGACACCCTTGTTTATAATGAGGCAAATATTACTGCCACCGGCTTGGCTACTCAAAACGCATCAAATGCAGCAAGCATTGCCAAGTATTTCTTGCATTCATATAATCAGCAAAATCTATTAATGCAAGACACAACCACGGCTCTCAACTACGCCCGTGCTTATGTGGCTTCAAGAGCTGAGACAAGTGTGAGATGTGATGAAATCCAATTGGATCTATACACCGCCAATTATGATGCCGGAATAATTGCCGCCCTTGACCTTGATTATTTTGACCCGATTACAATTACAACCAATCAACCGGGGTCAACAACACTGACAAAGACCCTTCAAGTTTTTGGCAAATCTATGGAAATCACGCCAAATTCTTGGCGTGTTAAAATGACGACACTTGAACCCATAATTGATGGGTTCATTCTTTCCAGCACGCTATGGGGCATACTTGACCAGGGCGTTTTGAGTTACTAGGGGGATGAGATAAATGGCAGCTTCGGGCTATAAGTTATTTGTGACTGGGGATGTGCTAACGGCTGCCCAAGTCAATGATTATTTGATGCTACAAACGGTGATGGTTTTTGCCAATTCAGCAGCACGAACAACGGCTTTGTCCGGCGTACTGGCTGAAGGTTTGGTGTCGTATCTTAAAGACACAGATGTGGTCGAGGTTTACACTGGTGCAGCTTGGGTTTCCCTTGATGATCCAAATGCTATTCAGAATTCAATCGTGGATGCTAAAGGCGACTTAATTGCAGCAACTGCCGATAACACACCTGCTCGTCTCGCAGTTGGCACTGACGGCCAGGTTCTCACTGCGTCCTCAGGTGCGGCAACTGGATTGGCTTGGGCGACTGCTTCAGGCGGCGGATCTTCCCAAGTTGCTGGTAAAAATGCAGTAATCAATGGTGATTTTCTTATCAATCAAAGAGCTTTCACATCTAACACAACAACAGGTGCATATAACTTTGATCGTTGGTTACAACAAAACTCAGGCGGTACTTTTACAATAACACCTCAAACTTTTACACCAGGTACTGCTCCAATAGCAACTTATGAAGGTCGCACTTATGTGCAAGGAATTACAGCCAGTCAATCAACGGCAGGACATTACGCGATTTTAACTCAAAGAATTGAAGATGTAACTCGTTACGCTGGTACGACAGTAACTATATCCTTTTTTGCTAAGGCTAATACTGGAACACCTAAAATTGGTGTGGAATTGTGGCAAGATTATGGCACAGGTGGTTCGCCTTCTACTGCTGGAACGGTGGCACAATCAAGCGTTACTTTGACAACTTCTTGGGCTAGATATTCCGTAAGTGTTGCTGTGCCTTCTCTTTCAGGTAAAACATTAGGCACAAATGCTAATACTTCTTATCTTGAACTAAACCTTTGGACTTCAGCAGGATCTACATACAACACACGCGCTTCAAGTATTGGCATCCAAAACTTTACGGCTTCAATTTGGGGCGTCCAATTAGAATATGGAAGCAGCGCAACTTACTTTACAACTGCAACTGGAACACTTCAAGGGGAATTAGCCGCTTGTCAGCGTTACTTTTTAGGACTTAGTTCAGCAGAAAATGTGTACACAAACTTTGGTGTAGGTGTTTATGGTACTTCAACTATTGCTCAAATTATGGTGCCATTGCCTGTCACAATGAGAGTTAAGCCGTCTATCTCAGTCGGTACAGTTGGTAACTATTCAGTTGATGGCGTAACTGGTAATGCCTGTTCAAACCTTACGGCTGGTCAGTTGGGTAATCAAATGATTGGCTTGTCAGCAACAACGGCAGCATCTACAACTGGTTATGGTTGTTATCTAAGAGCAAGTAATACGGCATCAGCGTTAATCCAAATAAGTGCGGAGTTGTAATATGGAATCAACATACGAAGTAATTGAGACAGACAAAAGCCCAATTCTAAAAAGAACAGACGCAGACGGGTCTATTTGGTGGATTCCTATGGACGAATCAAACTCTGACTATCAGCGCTACCTGAAGCCTAAAGCGGCACTATCCACACCAATGGTGACGGATGGAAAGTAGTGCCAATGGCTGGCCGGCTTCAAAGGATCAGGCTGAGATAGGGATAAAGTCTTATCCCGTACCAGGCACGGCAATCAAGCTGCGTTGTGCAGAAGCGGTTGCACCCTTGCTCATTGGCCTAGCTGCTGAATTTCATGAGCTGATTGAACCGCTTGATGTAGGTTCACTTGACGATTGGGGATATTGTTACCGGCCAATCCGTGGAGAAACTACAAAGTTAAGCAATCACTCATCAGGCACGGCCTTAGATTTGAACGCCTCCAAGCATCCCTTGGGGCAGACCAATACATTTGACCCGTTAAAAGTGCCAATGATTAGGGCACTAGCACACAAATATGGATGCATTTGGGGCGGTGACTACAAGCACCGGAAAGATGAAATGCATTTTGAGATAAGCATTAATGCAGCCAAAGCGGAGGCATTAATTAAGAAAATACAAGGAGACAACAAATGAACCCACAATTCAAAGCGGCGGCCTTGTCGTATCTCAGAGCAGCGGCGGCATCAGCTGCTGCACTCTATCTATCCGGAATATCAGATCCAAAAGTTTTGGCAAATGCATTTATTGCCGGACTTATTGGCCCGATTCTGAAGGCATTACAGCCAAGTGAGAAGCAATTCGGATTGGTTAAGAAGTAGCATGGAGGTCCAGGCATGGGTGGCCGTGGTCGTAGGTGTCATGGCCATCTTGTCTGGGCTATACGCAGCTGTCAGGTTTATTGTGCGCTCAATCATGGCCGAAATCGGGCCCAAGGCGAACGGCCACAGTCTCAAGGAGCAGGTTAATAGGCTTGAGGCACGCCTAGACCACATTTACACCATCCTGCTGGAGCGTTAGACACGCCCAAAGCCGTCTATCTTGTCTATTGTGTCTATATCGTCTATCCTAGGCATATCAGCATTTGCTGGTACTTAGGAAAGGGCCTCACATGTCAAGAATGGCAGATTTATACATCGACATCAGCGATCAGTTAGCAAAAGAATCCAAAGCCTTTGAAGCGGCGGCAAATTGCATGTGCAAATCATGCGAGCAATACACAATTAATGAAATTGATGCCAAGTTTAAGAAAATGGGTCAATTATGAAAATCACACTAGACATCTCAGCGCAAGATTTTGACCATCTCACTACAAATCAAATGAAGTGGGCAGATAATGATTGGCGTGCCAAGAAAGATAGATTTGAACCAATGATTGTTGGCACTGAGTTGGATTTTGGATGGGTCTTTGTCCATTGGGTAACAACATACGCTGACTACATCTTGGCAGCTGCTTATCTTAAATCCATTGCTGAGCCACATGCGGCAGCCTTTGATGGTGCGACAGGTGACATTGCAATCCTCACAGATTTTGCTGGATCATGGGAGGAATAATGGAGCCAACCTATTTGAGCACAACTCAAATGGCAGCGATGCTAGAAATCTCATCAGGCACATTGCGCCGCATGGTACGCGATGGCAAATTGTCAGCCTTTAAGCCTATTGGTGGGCATTTTAGGTTTGACATGGACAAAACAATCCAGGCTTATTGGAAACTTGAAAATGAGGCAACCAAATGATTGATTTTATTGCAACGCTATCTGATGCAGGCATTTTCATTGGATCCATTGTTGTCTTGGGAGTGCCCATGATTGCCGGGTATTTGCTAGGCAAAGAAATTGGGCTGGATGAAGGCCATCGTGCAGGCTTTGACTTAGGGAAGGCAGTGGGCAAGCGTGAAGCCGCCAGCAGTCAGCGATAACGCGGTCATTATTGCTCGACATGCTAAGCGCACATCTATTGATGCGGCAATGCGCAAGTACCCTGAAACGGGCTCATTGCGCTTAAAGATTTATGAGCTGCTGATGCGTGCTGGATTGCGTGGATTAACTGATTATGAAATTGAGGCCACTTTGTCTATTCCAGGCAATTCGGTCAGGCCCTTGCGTAAATCCCTAGAAATTCAGGGATTCATCATGGACTCAGGGCTCACTAGAAAAAACCAAAACAATAATAATTGCACCATTTGGCGTGCAGTCGATGAAGGGATGATGCTATGAGTTTCAACATGGATGATTATGTGGATGTGGCTGAGCGCATTAAGCGTGTAAAAGAAATGTACCCTGAAGCCGTGTTCAGGCCAGCAAATCCTACAGAGCCATTTAAGATTATTGAGGTGACAGGCATGACTTACATTGCCTACACAGCTGCGCTCTATCGTGACCAGTTTGATTCATGCCCGGCCATTGCTTGTGCTTGGGAGGAAATCCCTGGGCGCACCCCCTACACAAAGGGAAGTGAGTTGATGAATGCTGAGACAAGTGCGTGGGGTCGTTGCGCTATTGCTATTGGTATTCCAAGCAAAAAGATTGCAAGTGTGGAGGAAATTAAAGCACGCCAAGATGCACCGAAAGCCACAGTGACAGCCATTAAGAAAACAGATCAAGAAATCTATGACCCTTGGGCAACGCCTGTAATTGAACCCACAAGCGAAACCTTTGATGCATGGCATTGCATCCATGGCGAGCGCATGGAAGTAAGCGGGGAAAAGAATGGCAAAGCCTATTATGGAATGGGATGCCGCAAGGATAGAAACAGCGGCGATCAATGCGGAGTCAATTGGTTTGTGCTCAACGCTGAAGGTACTTGGGTGCCAAAGATTGCAGCGGTTAAGTAATGGGATGGGCAGCTGTAATCCCTAGTGAAGTCTGCTCAATATGTGGTGAGCGTAGGGAATTGGCCACAGGTCGATGGCGTTATGACCCACGCGTTGATAGGCGTTGGGCATGTTGGGAGTGCAAATGAGCATAACAATTCGTTATCAATGTCGGAAGTGTAAAAAGCAAACAAATCAGATTGAGCGCATTATCACTGACAATTTGCCTGAGCATGTAAAGGTGTTGCAATGCACCCGGTGTGGCAAAATGTCTGTGTGCATGTTGGAGCACGCTGGATGAAAAAATGAACCACACACCTCAATTTAACAATCCAAATTATGGTAAAAAGAAAAATGGGGCCACACCTCAAAAATTCTTTGACAAATGGAATAAACAATTCAATTTTGACCTAGATGCAGCAGCTGATAAGGAACTTACAAAATGCTCAAATTGGTTTGGAGTGGATCACGATGATGAGTTGAAGCGCGATGCGCTGGCCATGGGCTTAAATTGGGAGGATCATGCACAATCAGCAATTTGGTGCAATCCACCTTATGGCAGGGAATTGCCTAAATTTCTTGCGAAAGGCTCAGAAGCAAGTCACAGCGTACCCGTTGTGTTTCTATTGCCCAATAGCACAGACACGCGATGGTTTCATCATTACTGTATGCCCCACACAATCCATTTCATCAAAGGCCGATTAACATTTGGGGGTTATGATTCACCCGCTGGATTTGGTTCAATTGTGGTCGTGATGGGCGATAATAAATGATTGGGGCACGCAAGATGAGAATTCTTAATCTGTATGCAGGCATTGGTGGCAATCGCAGATTATGGGGCGATAATCATGAGATAACTGCTGTGGAGTACGACCCTAAAATTGCAACTGTGTATAGCCATTATTTCCCAAATGACACAATGGTGGTAGGGGATGCTCACCAATACTTGCTTGACCACCATAATGAGTTTGACCTGGTGTGGGCAAGTCCGCCATGCCCATCTCATTCCACACTAAATTTCACATTGAATTCTGTGGGTAATGTTCGTTACCCTGATATGGCTCTGTATGAAGAAATCATCTATTTGCAACACTTTCATAAAGGCCTTTATCTAGTGGAAAATGTAATCAGTTACTACAGTCCATTGATCCAACCCCAAGTTAGGGGCAGGCATTACTTTTGGGCTAATTTCAAGATGCCTGAAGTCAAAATCCATAAAAATGGCATTAAAGTTTCAGATTCTACAATTTCAGAATTTGAGCAAGAATTGGGTTATGACTTGAGTGCTTTTGATTTGGATGATAAACGCAAGGTTTTGCGCAATTGCGTTGTGCCAACTTTGGGATTGGCTATATTGAATGCTGCCCTTGGCAAGAAACAAGCCCATGATGTGGATCAATTAGAGTTGTTGTTATGACTCAAAAGAGGTTGATCCGTATTCTTGTGCTCATTCAATGCGTTATGGGGATATTGATGATATGGCTGGCAACCCATTAGTTATCCACAGGGGTTATCCACAGGCACCCCAAACCTGTGGGAAACGCCCAAGATTCACGCTGTTAGTAGACATGATGGATACGATGCATAGCGCACGGCAGGGCCCGCCAGGGATAGCCCGGCGGTGTGTTGTGCATCTATTGGCAGGGCTATGTCTATTGCTTGGCAGCCCTGGAGCAAGTGCAGTAGATCTTAAAACAATCCAATCTTATGCTGGACATGTGCTCACACCATTGGAGTTCTCAGCTGCATTGGTGTTGTGGCAAAAGGAAAGCAATTGGAATATACGCGCACGCAATGGCCCACATTGGGGGTTGTGCCAGGGGCGCAGTCAATACATGAGGCACGCTAACTACAAGCAACAGGTGCATTGGTGTGTTAAGTATGCGTACAATCGCTATGGATCAATGACAATGGCCTTGGAGCATTGGAGGAAGTACGGATGGCATTAAGACATAACAACAACACAAGTGAGTTTAAGAAGCAACGATTGCGTGTGCTCAGGCGTGACCAATATACCTGCACTTATTGTGGTGCTCCAGGTGCCAATCATTGTGACCACATCGTTGCCAAGGTTGATGGCGGTGGCGATGAAATGGAGAACCTAACCACGAGCTGTGCTGCGTGTAACCAGCGCAAGGGTAGGAAGTCTGTGGCCTTTTTTTTAGGCTCAACTTCTGC